GGTTTCGCTACCTATCGCATCTTTCTGCGGATGACTTTTCAGTGACGGCTTTGCTTTTAAGAATGATTCTAAATAACAAATGAAGCTCTCGATAACCTATTTAAAGACCGGCAACCTGCTTCCTTACGCGAGCAACAGTCGCACTCACTCCGCCGAGCAAGTCGCGCAAATCGCGGCATCGATTAAAGAGTTTGGATTCGCCACGCCGATCTGCGTGGCCGAAGGAACCATCTTGGCTGGTCACGGCCGAGTCATGGCCGCCAAAAAGCTCGGCATGGAGGAGGTGCCGACGGTCGACCTATCGCATCTGACTCCGGCCCAGCGCCGCGCCTACGTCATTGCCGACAACAAGCTCGCGCTGAATGCCGGCTGGGACGAGGAGATCCTTGCTGCCGAGATCGAGCGCCTGAAGGAGGACGAGTTCGACATGAGCGTGCTTGGCTTCAGCGACGAAGAGCTGGCCGAAATGGCGAGCGAAACGAACGAAGGTCTGACCGATCCCGACGAGACTCCCGAGCCACCCGAGCAGCCGATCAGCGTGCTGGGCGATGTCTGGATGATGGGAAAGCACCGGGTGATGTGCGGTGACAGCACAAGCGCAGAATCCATCACTAAGCTGCTTGCTGGAAAGAAGGCCGACCTCTGGATTACCGATCCTCCATATAACGTTGCATATCAAGGTAAGACAAAGGATGCGTTGACTATTCAAAATGATTCGATGGACGACGGAAAGTTCCGCGAGTTCCTGCGAGGCGCCTACGCAGCAGCTGATGCAAACATGCGCGATGGCGGTGTGTTCTACATCTGGCATGCAGATTCAGAAGGTTTCAATTTTCGTGGAGCAGCGCACGACATCGGCTGGAAGGTGCGGCAGTGCTTGGTCTGGGTTAAGAATGTGATGGTCATGGGTCGCCAAGATTACCAATGGCGCCACGAGCCATGCCTTTACGGTTGGAAGGAAGGCGCAGGCCATTCGTGGGAAAGCGACCGCAAGCAGACCACGGTTCTGGAGTTCAAGAAGCCATCGCGCAACGGTGAGCACCCTACGATGAAGCCAATCGAGCTCTTCGCTTACCAGATCGGCAACTCCTCGCGTGCAGGTGGGATCGTGCTCGACTCATTCGGTGGATCTGGAACCACGGCCATTGCCTGCGAGCAGCTCGGCCGCCAGGCTCACCTCATGGAGCTTGATCCCGGCTACGTGGATGTGATCGTCAAACGCTGGCAGGATTTCACCGGCAAGCAGGCCGTTAACGAGGCCACTAAAAAGACCTTCGACGAGACCAAGGCCAAGATGAAAGGAACAAATGAAAAACCAAATTGAAGACCCGCTTAAGCTGAAAGCAGACGCTTACTTTAAAGCCTGTGAAAAAGGAGAATATCGTAAGGCGATAAAATTATTGCGTGAACTTAAGCTGCTTAATTCTATCTGCTCATCTGGCGATAAATGAGCGGCCCGAATCCAGAGAAGGGCGTCGGCGTGACAACGCTGGCGAAGCTCTTCGACCTCACGCCCATGCGCGTCCAGCAGCTGGCCAGCGCCGGCGTGGTGGTCAAGGTCTCGCACGGCACCTATTCTCTGGCCGAGTCGGTTCGTAACTACATCAAGTTCCTTCGCGAGCGTGCCGACCGCACCGGTGGCAGCCGGGAGCTGACCGAGGTCAAGCGCCTGATCGCCGAGGAGGAGCTGAAGAAGCGAAAGCGCGAGAACGCTGAGGCCGAGCGCAGCGTCGTGGCCTCCGAGCAGATCCGCGGCATGGTGCAGCTGGCCGTGGCCAAGTGGGGATCGGTGCTGGTCACCAAGCTCGAGACCGAGGCGCCAGCGAGACTCGTTGGTAAAGACCCGGCCGAGATGCGGCTAGAGATGCGAGACATCGTAGAGGAGCTAGGCGAGGCCAGCCGCGAAATCTTCAGAGGCGAAATCGCGCCAGACATCCTCGATGACGAGAAGCCGGTGGACGATTCCGCCATCGCCAGCCAGCTTGACGACGATGCTGAAGATTCCTCAGTCAATAGTTGAGGCATGGAGCATTCCGCAGCGCGATCTCCGCCCGATCTACGAATGGGCCCGCGACCACGTGCGCGACATTCCCGGCAGCCCGATAAAAGGCCGTTTTGATATCCGCAACAGCCCTTGGCTCAAGGCCCCGCTCGATTCTCTCATCGACCCGCTCTGCCGGCACACCACGCTCATCGCGCCGGTGCAGACTGGCAAAACCTTGCTTGCCGAGCTGGCCGTCGCATGGCGCATGGTGAACGACCCAGGCCCCTGCACCTTCACCTTCCAGAGCGACGAGATGGCGGCTATCGAGGCCAAGACACGGCTCATGCCACTGCTCGACTCTATCGAGGCCGTCGCCCGCATCCTCCCGCGGCCCGGCCCGCTGCGGACGCAGCAAGAGATCTACCTCGGCAACCAGTTTCTCGTGCTCAACTCGGCGAACCTGGCGCACCAACAGAGTCAGTCGATTCGGTATAAGGTGAACGATGAGCTTTGGTTTCCGCGCTGGGCTGAGATCTACCCGCACGCCGTCGCTCGCGTCTCGGCCTTCGAGGCCCAAGGAATCAGCCACATCCTCGACATCAGCCAAGGCGGCACCGAAGGCGACACCGCCCACAGTTCCTTCATCGGAGGCACCCAAGAGCACTGGCACGCGGACTGCCTCTCATGCGCCAAGCCTATGCCGTTGCGCTTCCATATCGTGCGCGAGGATAAGACCCGCGCCGGCGTGGTCTGGAATAAGGAAGCCAAGCGCGACGACGGCACCTATGACGTGGCACTCGCGGCCGGCACTGCCCGCTTCGTTTGCGTTCACTGCGGCCACGAGCACGCCGACACCGAGCGCACCCGCGCGCTCTGGCGTGGTTCAGGCCGCTACATCACCACGACCGAAGGCCGCCGCCGACGCTCCTTCACCTATGAGTCCATTGTGACACATAGCCTAGAAACCCTCGTGACGAAATACTGCTTGGCTGAGAATGACTTCGCGAGACTTGGAGATGAAAACGCACGCATCAACTTTCGCCAAAAGCAGGAAGGTCGGTTCTGGGTGGTGGAGAAAAACATCATCGAAATGTCCGACCGCAAAAAGAGCGGCTACCTGACCACGACCTATCAGACCGAGCGCGTGCCGGGCGAGGTTGCGCGCATCATGGTTTGCGACCGGCAGCAGGCTGGCTGGTGGGTGGAGATCGGAGCATGGACACCCGAGCCTGCTTATCGGCAGCTCTACTTTGGCAAGGTCGAGACGCGCGAAATGCTGCGCGAGTTACAGCGAATGTATAGAGTCGATGACTGGTCGGTCGGTCAGGATCGCGGTTACATGCCGAGCGAGGTGGATCGCGACTCGGTGGCCTTTGGATGGAGTGGCATTCAAGGAGCCAAGACCAAAGGTAAACGCTGGCCGATGCGTGACCATCAAGGTCAGATTATCAACGTGCCGATCTCCGACACCTACGTGGCCGCAGTCGGCAACGGTCACACGGCACCTTACATCGAGTTCGACGGTGAGTGGGCAAAGGACATGCTTTCCAACGCTCTCGCCGGACGCGGCTTCCCCTACCTCCTGCCCGACGACTTTAATCCGCTCTGGCCCGATCAGGTGGCCAGCGAGGAAAAGCGCGAGGTCAGACCTGGCGTCTGGCACTGGTGCGAGGTGAAACAGAACAACAACCATGCGCTCGACTGCGCAGGCATGATGATCGCCGCGGCTATGGCGCGTGGAGTTTTACGGTTTGATCCAAGCGGCTGACGATTTTGCTCCGTCTTGTAATAGCCAAGAGATCACCGCCGCCTCGGTCGGTCTCGACGCTCCTCTGGCCAAGGTTCATGCACTCTGGCGCGCAGCTGGAGCAACCGAGGCACTGCGCATCTTTTACGCTTCGCGCTTTTGTTATGGGCGCAAAAGCCACCTTTTTCTCAGTCCTGCAAGGCCGCGTTGATCGCGAGGCCGGCATCGTGCATGGCGTGGCCGTGATTACCGAAGGCCCGGCGCTTGGCCATGGAATGTTCGTAGATACGACCACGCTGGCGCAGG